TCACGGGGCAATCGCCTCGGAGAGGGTGCCGTCGACGGTGAGCTCCGCGATGCGCGCATCCGACTGCAGCACGCCGACGCTCCGCATCCATGCGAGCGCGGCCGCGACCTTCGACGCATCGAGGTTCACCACGGGATTGGCAGCGAGGTCCGCCTTCAAGTCGCGCGCAACCGCGCCGGTCATGTCGGTCTGCACCGTCAACATCTCGAACTGGATGCGTTCCGCCGCGGTGAAGCGTTCGCGAAAGGCCGCCGGCGTGATGCGCCGCACGGGCGGCGGTGCGATCGCCACGAGCATGCGCGTCGCCGCGTCCCACTGCTGGATCCCGAAGTCGGGCTCCGTCGCCACCACGACGACGCCGAGCCCCCGCGCGACGAGCCCGTCGCGCTCGAGCTGCGTCGTCTCCCCGACCGAGATCAGGTCGTCCCCAGCGGCCGGGTCGTACACGCACGTCCAGGCGAGGGCGCTCATCAGCTCACCCGCAGCTTGAGCTGGTTGACCGGGAAGATCACCGGATCGTTCGGATTGATCGTCACCGGATTCTCGAGCTGGCACACGACGCGGGTCGTGCCGCCGGCCGCGGCCGTCGCCAGGATCACGTGCGTCGCGGTGACGGCCGCGCCACCGGTGAACGTGCCGAAGTTGATCTGCGCCGAGTTGCTCACCTCACCGGCCCCCGAGACCTGCGACACGGCCGTGCGCGTGAACTGCTGGCGCGCGAGGCCGTTCGCGCCGGTGATCTCGGTGAAGGTCGCGGCTTCCGCGTCGGTCACCGCAGAGAGCAGCCCCGCGTAGGCGTCCCACGCGGCGAGTGCCACGCCGCCGGCGCCGAGTGCGGTGTTGATGGTCTGGAGGATATCCGACTCGAACGAGTCGGTGGCAACGTCGGTGTACGGCATGGGGCGACCTCGATCGTTAGTGAGACTTGCTGGCCGCGATCGCGATCGCGATCGCCGTGCCGGTGATGGTGAGCCACAGCGCCCGTTCCGCCCAGCGGCCGCGCTCCAGCTCTCGGCGTTCCGCCGTGGCTGCTACATCGCCGACCGAATCGGCCGCGGCGCTGCGCTCGCGCGCATCGGTTCCTGCGGCCGCGGTCGTGAGGGCCGCCGCTTGCACGGCGGCGAGGCTGTCCGCGATCGCACGCGCCGCGCGGTTCGCCTCAAGGTCCTCGGTCAGCCACACGGGCACCGGCGTCGGGGCCGGTTCACCCGTGACGCGGATGAGGCCTGGGCGGACGATCCGCACGAGCGAATCGAGCGCCGTGGCGCGCTCCGCGGCCGCGCGCGCACGCGGTGCCACAGCCTGCGCCTCGCGCACGAGCACCTTCGTCGCCGCCTCCGCCGCCACGGCCTTGCCGCGGTACACGCGCGCGGAGTCCTTCGCGAACTCGCGCAGCGAGCTCGCGCGCACGGCGCCCGTCGCCGCCTGGTGGTGTTCCCAGGCGAGCCAGCCGAACACGAGGAGCGTGAGCGGAGCGGCCACGAGGAGAACGTTCAGGGCGCGACGCATCACGAAAGCACCGCCTGCAGGATCGCGGACCCGGCGAAGGTGCCGATCGTGTTCGCGGCCATGTCGCCCCACTCGGGCGTGCCGATCATCCAGCGCGTCCATGCCGAGCGCGACGCCCAGATCAGCAGCCAGCCGCTGCGCGTCGTGCCCAGCTGCGCGAGTTCGCGCACGGCGCCCGGGATCAGCACCAGCCACGCCCACTGCCAGGCGTGCCCGCCGAGCGCGGCGAAGCCGATGCAGCCGACGCACCAGGCGGCGACGGCCGAGAAGACGGCATGCGCGATCTTGTCACGTCCCATGGGGCACCTCCACCGCCTCGAGCGCCAGCGACTCGACGCTCTGCGTCTCGGCCGCGAGCGCCTCACCGCTCGGCGGCATCACCGGCATCGGCGGCTCCGGCGGCTCACGGCCGATCACCTCGAGATACGCCTCGAGCGCCGCCACCTCCTCGACGTCGAGCACGAGGTGGGGCCAGGGCGCCTCCGCCGTCGCGGTCGCGCACGCCATCGCGATCGCGATCTCGTCGCGCGTGAGCGCGTAGGCGTAGCCGGGCTCGCGCTCCTCGATGCGCTGGGCGCGCACGCAGGCGAACGCCCGCGCGAGCGTCGCCTCGTCGGCCGCCAAGAGTCGATCGAGCGTGTCGGCGCTGACCTCGATCGATGGCCGCCGCAGCATCGCGATCCGGTTGAGGAGCGGCGTGAACTGCGGCTCCGGCAGCTGCACGGCCTGCCCGCGGCGCGCGGCTTCGGGTGCGAGCGCGACCATCAACGTGCACGCGCACGGCGGCGTGGCGCGATCGAGCCACGCCCCCGTCACGTCATCGGTCATCTCCGCTGGCCGCATCGATCGCCTCCTAGTTGTACTTGATGTTGTGAGAGAGCAGGCCGGCGCTGACGTAGGTGTGCGCCCCCTCGACGGTGAGCTTCACGACTTCGGCTCCGCGAAAATCCGCGCCCAGCGCGACGAGGCGCCGCACGATGCCCGCTGGACGGCCCGCGATGATGTCGCCCGGCTCGAGCGCGCGCGCCTCGCACCAGCCGAACGGGCTCGTGCTGCCGCGGCGCCGCACGTAGAGCCGATGTGCGGGGGTGCAGAAGAGGTCGCGGTCATCGCGCAGGCGGACCACGACCAGCTCCTCGGCAGAGGCGATGGCGGCCGCCGTCACGGCATGCAGGCCCCAATGCAGCCCGTCCTCGTGCATGGTGCGCAGGCGGTCGCCCACGCGGATTTCGTCGGCGCGCTTCGTGGTGCCATCGGCCAGTAGCACCGGCGTGTCGATCGTCACGCAGGTGCCGCCACTCCCGCCGCCGCCGCCAGCACCGCCGCCCGCACCACCGGATCCACCGGCCGGCCACGTGGTGCCATGGTTCGTGAGCGCGGTGCCCGGCGTCCAGCCCCCGGGCGGGCCGTAGCAGTTCGTATCCGACGGGCCCGCGGCGTTGTAGAGCGTGATCTCCATCGCCGGGTAGCCGGTCGAGATCCCGTTGTCGACCTGCGTGCTCGTGACGATCACATCGTTCGCGACGGCCGCGTCGTTGCCGGGCGTGTTGTAGAGGCGATCGGCCAGCGGGATCCAGAACGTCGCAAGCGCGGCGCTCAGGGTGTACGGTGAGCCGCGCGCCGTCGCGCGATAGAGCACCACCTTCGCGACCCGCATCCCGTCGAGGTTGTCGGTGTTGGCCGTCGCGTGAAGCTTCAGCTCGAGGCGGATCGCCTGCAGCGTCGTGTCCCAGAGCTGCGGCGTCACGGTCAGCCGCGCGATCGCGGGCGCGCCACCCTTCGTGGCCTCGTCGTTGTTGCCGCGGTACCAGGTGCGATCGGTGCCCGCCACGCCGGAGCTCGCGAGCGCGTTCAAGGCGCGGAACCACGCGTCCTTGAAGAGGTATTGACCGACCTTCAATCCATCGGGGGCGATCTTCGCGGCCGTCCCATAGGCGTCGAGCTTCGCCCCGGCCGTCGGGTTCCCCGAGCCGTCCTCGGCATAGTTCGTCGTCTGGAGCGTGTCGGCCGCGAGGTGCCGCGTCCGCACGCTGCCGTCTGTGATGAGGGTGCGCCCGGGCCCCACGACGAGCTCGCTGATGCTCATCGTGGTGTCACCCAGCATCAGCGCGACATAGCCGCCCTGCGCGCCCGCCCAGCCGGCGCCGAACGCCGTCGTGAGCTGCGCGTCGGTGTACGAGGCGATGAGCGTGCCGTTCGCGTAGAGGCGCAGCCGGATGTTGTCCGCCGGGAGCGTGTTGTTCCGAATGATCGTGAGGCGCTCATCGCCGCTCGCCAGCGCGGCGCTGTAGGTGACGGGCGTGCCGAGCACGCCCACGCCGGTCACGGGATAGAGCTGCAGCTGCGTGCCGTTCGGGCGCCACCAGAGGAGCCCATTCTGGCCGCTCGTCGCCCAGGGATTGGCGAGTCCGAGCACGACGCCGTAGGCGTAGCTCGCCGCGTTGCGGACGCGACCGCTCGCCTGCACCACGGGCTCGCTCGACCCATAGTTGTTCTGATCGTCGGCCACCCAGCGCGTGTCATTCGCGTTCGGGCTCGTGCTCGAGCGCGACAGCGTGCCGTCGGTGTTGAGCACCATCTGCTGGCCGCTGGCCGTGTTCCGGAACTGGAACTGCGCCCCGATCGCGAGCTCGCGCGCCCGCACGGCGAGCGCCGCGATCTTGCCCGCGACGACCGCGTCGGCCGCGATCTTGGTCTGGTCAACGGTGCCGATCACGCCCGCGGCCGCGAGATCGATGAAGCCGCTCGAGAGCGCCGTGAGCACGGGGCGCCCATAGGTGGCGCCGTTCGGGATGCCGTCCAGGGTGTTGGGCGTGCCCGGCCCACTCTTGACGAAGATCCCTCCCCCCGAGCTCGTGGCGACGCCGGCGTCCACCTTGCCCGTGCCGAGGTCCACGCCCACCTGCGGTGCCTCGATCTGCCCGAGGTCGTGCATCCACCAGCCCGCGATGCGCCAGGTGACGGCCGCGGTGGTGAACGACACCAGGTTGAAGTGGCCGATCGTCGAGAAGGTGCCGGTCACCCCGATCACCTGGCGGATCACGTACTCGGTCCACTGCCCTGTGCCGGCGAGTGGTGTCAAATACTCCAGCGTCCCTTCCGCGCCGAACGCGTTGTTCTGGTACTGCAGCGCTAAGCCCACGGGGATCTTCGCGCGGAGTCGCACGAGGAGCGTCGCGCCCTTGTGGTAGGTGTCGAGCGCGTAACTGCCGCCGTCGACCGGGATGCCGCGGACCGCGCCGCCGAGTCCCGGGCTGATGACGCCGGCGCCGGCCGCGACGTCGATGCGCAGCACCTTGCCACTCGTGTTCGGCGCGGTGGCGTCGGTCTCGATCGTGTGCGAGACGCGGCCGGTGAAGTTGTTGTCGTAGACGCCGTAGCCCGTGGTGCCCAGCAGGAAGTCGGGGTTGCTCAAGATCTGCCGACCGACGCGCGTCGCCGCGGCCGCGTTGTCGGCGGGCGCGGGCGCCACCGGCGCAGCCTCCCGCGCGGCTGCGCGCTCCGCGGCCGCGCTGCCGAGCAGGTAACGGTTGAGATCGAAGGGCTGCGTCGCGCACTCGAGCGCGCCGCCGCCGCGGACCACGTAGTCGCGCTCGAGCGCCGTCAGGCGCGTGGTGATCGCGACACCCAGGCGCGGGTCGGTGAGCACCACCGGGCCGCCCAGCGTCGGGGTCGTGTCGCCCGCCCAGGTCACGGGATCGAGCCGCGCGAGATCGAGGAAGCCGACGCGGTAGGTCACGCTCGGCCGCGCCGCGCCCTTCACGAGCGCGCGGTTGACCTGCTGCCACAGCTGCGTGCCGCCGCTCCCCTCGACCCACGTCTCGAGCGCCGCGCCGTTCACCCCCTGCACGCCGCCCACGTAGAAGGTCGCCGGCGTGGGCCCGTGCTGCACGATGCGCAGCTGGATCGAGGTCGGCGCGAGCGAGAAGACTTCCTCGCCCGCCACGCCGAGCACGTCGATCCACTGGCCCTGCTGCGAGGAGGTGGCCAGCGTGCCCACCGGTCGCACGATCGTGGCCGTCGCGGTCGTGATGACCAGCTCGACGCGCACTTGCCCCGTGACGACCCACACGGCGACGTGCCCGCTCGCGTAGGGGCGCTCGGCGGTGAACCCGAGCGCGAGGAACCAGCCGTCGGTGACCAGGCCGTTGCCGTCGTTGCTCGCCACCACCTGCGCGCTGTTGGGCCCGTACTTCACATAGGGCGCCACGCTCACCCGGGTGATCGTGCCGCCGTTCACGATCGCCCAGCCCGGCGGGATCGTGTTGACGCCGCCCGGCCACGTGCGGAAGCAGGGGTTCTTGATGCGGTTGACGACGTCTGGGATGTCGCTGCGCTCGAGGACCTGATACACGGGCGTTGTGGCGCCGTACAGCGTCTCGGCCGCCGGCTCGCTCAGCCACACGAGCTCGGCGCCGGAACCATCGGAGGCGACGCGGCAGAGATCCCCGACGGACAGCCCGGCGACGGTGGCCTGCACGTCCTGCGTCGCCACGCGGCTGCCGTTGATGAGGCCGAGCGCCCCGGTGGGGCCCACCAGATAGCGGCCGTTCAACTGCGTGTCGAACGCGATCGGCGGATCGCCACCGGCCGGATCCGCGAGCGTCACCCAGCCCGCCGCGATCGCCGTCACGAGCCACATGTTGCTGCCGAGGCCCGCCGCGAGCCCATCGGTAGAGGCGCCCTTGCCGACCAGGCGCGTGCACTGGCGCGTCGCGTCGCGCGCGGCCACGTGCACGGGCAGGTTCTTCCCGTAGCGGAGGTCGAGATTGTGCGCGGTCGATCCGCGCTGCGTCAGGAGATCGAGGAGGTAGCCGGCGGTGCCGTTTCGTCGGAGCTGCAGCTCGGCGCCGGCCGCATCGGCGAGGCGCCGCAGCACCGCGAGCGGCGACTCCCACGCGGCCGAGATCGTGAGCGCGACGGTGGGATCGACCGTGCCGAGTGACACCCACGGCAGGCCTTGCGTCTGCGCCTGCGCGATGATCGTGCCGGCGATGTCGCTCGGCGTGCGGCTGACGTAGTCGAGGTCCATTTCGAGCCGCGAGCCCACGACGCGGTACACGGGCAGCGCCGTGCCCAGGCGCGAGAGCGGCGCCAGCGCGACGACCTGGACGCTCGCGCCCGTCGCATCATCGGTGCGCTGGCGGATCACCCACTCGTCGAAGCTGTTCGTGAGCACGTCCACGACGCGCAGCACGCGCTGCTCGACCACCGTTGTCAGCTTGGGCTCCGACAGCGGCAGCGTGACGGTGATCCGGTCGTCGCCCGCGAGCTCGACGCGCGCCAGCGCGGCCGCGGGCGGCTGCAGCACGGCGAGCCGCGTGCCGCCGGCGCACTGCAGGTCCGACCACACCTCGAGGCGCGAGCACCAGAGCGCAGTGAGGACGGTCACCGCCAGCGCCTCCGGTAGCGCGCTTCGCCCGTACCCCCCGTGCCCGACGTCCAGCCGCAGGCGATCGACGGCATGCGGAGGTTGAGCGCCGCCGTCCCGATCTGGTCAGAGTACTCCGGGCGGATCTCGAGGAAGTCCCCATAGAGGAGGGCGGCGATGTAGTCCGCCCCATTCTTGGTGATCGTGCGCGCGTCACAGTCGATCACCACGACGTCGCCGTTCACGAGCGCGCCGGTGGTGCCGATCGAGCCGCGGAGCACGCCGACGTTGTCGTAGAGGTTCCAGTTGGCGCCGTTGCACGCCGCGGTGGCCGTCATCGTCAGCTTGGGCCGCACCGGGCCCGTGCCGACGAGCGCCATGCTCGCCGCCCCGGACGGCGCCGGCGTCACCACTTGGTCGGTCGTGTCGCGCTTGTAAGGCTCGAGCGCGAGCAGCGTGAGCGTCACGGGTAGCTCGCGGCCGACGACGCGGGCCACGCTGGGCGGGACCACACAACTCGTCGGCTTGCAGACGAGCTCGCGCGTCGGGTCGTCCGGCAGCGTGAGCCGCACGCTCGCGCGCGCCGCCAGCCACTGCAGCTTGTCGAGGAAGGTGCGCGTCGTCGCGGCATCCTTGCCGATGATCGTGCCCTGCAGCGTGACGCCCAGCGCCTTCTCGCGCGCCACGGGATCCGTGAGCACTTCCCCCGCGCGCCCGGGCACGACGACCGTCGGGTAGCTCCACGCGGGGCTGTCGCGGTAGCCGCCCCACGTGGCCACGAAGAGCCCGAAGGTGGCCACGGCGTCGTTGCCGTCGAAGAGGAGCCCCTTGCACATGGCGCTAGCCCACCCGCGCGCCGATCGCGGCGGCGCGCAGCGCGAGGTCGTTGCCGAAGATGCGCCCGAGCTGCTGCGCGGCCGCGGCGCCGGCCGCCGCGCCGATCGCCGTGCCCACCGCGCCGGGATCGCTGCCCGCGCCCACGACCACCGTCACCGGGATCGAGATCTGAATGACCGTGCCGGTGAGTGCGCCAGCGGCGCCGAGCGACGGCGGCAGGAGCGGCGGCAGCGCTCCCGGGCGAAGCGCGTCGGTGTTGAAGGCGATCCGCTCGAGGAAGGTCCGCGAGTCGTCGAGGACGGCGACGAGGCGGTTCGCGGTCACCTCGGTCACCTGGCGGTTGACCGTCGTGCCGCCCGTGCCCGTGGCTGAGGCGGATCCATCGCCGCGCAGCTGGCCGAGGAGGTTCTTGATCGCGTCGAGGGCGTCCGCGAGGTCGGCGCCACCGAGGACGTCGCCGATCAGCGACTTGTCGATCGTCCCGTTGGCGAGCGCCTCAAAGAGACCCTGCAGGCGCTCGATGGCCGCCGCGCGATCGCTCTGGTTCGACAGGTCCAGGCCGGCAAGCGCCGTGCCGATCCCCGGGATGCCGGTCTTCTTGTCGCTGAGCGCCGCGATGGTACGACGCAGCTTCTCCGCCGGATCGGTGATGTTGTAGACGTCGAACGAGTCTTGCAGCTTCTTCATCGAGCCAGCGAAGGTATCCGCGTACCCTTGGAGGTCGGCGCTCCTTAGCGCATCGACGAACGCCTTCCACGCCTCGGACGAGTTGTTCAGCGTGATGCCAAGCGACTTCGCCAGCTCGTTGATATCGGCATCCGAGAGGCCGGCGTTGCGGAAGGCCTGACTGAGCTTGACGGCCCACTGCGGATCGAGCCCAAGGTCGACGCGCGATCCGCCCGGGAGCGTGAGCACGTTCCGCCCGGGCTCTCCGGCGCCAGCGGCGACCTTGAACGCGGCACCGAGCTTCGAGCCCGGCGTGGTGGAGGACGCGAGATCGCCGATGTTGCGCGCGAGCTCTTGCAGCGCACGTGTGTTGTCCTCTTGCGCCTTGCGATTTGCCGCCACCTGCGGGTCGTCCGCGAACAGCCCGCCCAGCAGGCTCGCAATGCCGCCGATCACCGGCAGGGCGGACCCCACAACACCTGAGAGGGCTCCCCAGATGCCCTTCGTCGGATCCTGCGAGGTCGTGGAGAAGAGGTCGATCTGCTTGATGAGGATCGGCAGGTTGGTCCCGACCTGCGTCAGGCTCCCGAGGATCCCCGCCGTCTTCTGATCGACGAGCCCCATCGCGGCCGCGAGCTGGAGCGCGCCCTGGACGGACTGCTGGAGCGTGAGCGCCTGCAGCTGGAGCTGCTCGAGCGCCTTCTGCCCAGCGGTCGCTTCCTTGAGCCGCGCGTCGACGTTCTTCTCGATAAGGCCGCGCCGCGCCGCATAGAGCTGGTTGAGCAGCTGCTCGGCGGCCTTCCATTCGGCGGAGCCCTCGGCACCCACCTGACGCATGAAGGCGAGGTCAGTGTTGACCCGCGCGATCATCACGTCGAGCTGCGCGAACGTCTCGGGCCCGAGTACGCCGGACGCGTTGCCCACCTGACGCAGCTCCAGCCCCTGCTGGAACTTCGCGAACTCGTCGGCCGCGTTGCCGAGATCCTGCTTGATGGGCGCCAGGACGCCGGCGATGTATGCGAACTTGTCGGCGAGCTCGTTCGCTTCCTTCTTGAGCTTGGGCGCGAGCTCCTCGGCCATGGCGCGCCACCCCGCCACCTGCAAGTCGATCGCGCGCTGCGCGGCCTCAACCGAGGGCGCCACGTATTGCGCGAGCGCCCCCGACACGCTGCTCTCGAGGCTGCGCGACGTGGCGAGCTCCTGCTTGGCGCGCTTCCGCTCGAGCTCGATCGCCGCCGTGTTCGCCTTCTTCGTGGCCGCCTTCTCGTCCGCGTCGGCGGCCGCGGCCGTCTCCGCGGCCTCCGTGCGTCGCGCCTGCACGACGGCGGAGATCGCCGCCACGATGTCCATGTCGGTCTTGAGCAGCCCGTTGGTGGCCTGCCCATAGCGCGCGTAGGCCACGAGCAGCTTGTCGAGCGTGCCGGTATCGAGTTCGCTCAGGAACCCCGCGCCCTTCGTCGTGAACTGATCGCGGACCGAGAAGAACGCGTCGCGCGTCGCGCGCCCCTCGGCCGTGTTGCGGTCGACGATGCCGCGGGGCGAGCGCCGCGCCGCCTCGGCGAGGGTACCGATGCGATCGGTGAGCGCCTGCGCGGCCGCGCCGGCGGGGTTCATCAGGTCCACCATCATCCGCAGCCCGCCGATCACGGCGGGGAGGGCGATGTTGCCCAAGTCGATCATCGAGGCCGCGAGTTCGGCCTTCAGCACCTTGGCGAGCCCTTCGGCCGAGCCGCGGTTGACCGTGGCGGCCGCCGAGATCTTCGCCTGGGCATCGGCGAGCTTCTCGTGCGCGGTGCGCGTGTCCGTCGCGGCCGCGCTCGACAGGCGCAGGATCGCGTTGGCTTCATCGAGCGAGAAGCCCATGCGCTTGAGCTGCTCGGCGCTCCCGCTGGCGCGCTGTCCGAGATCCACCAGCGCGCCCGTGAGTCCCTTCGCGGCGAGCGTCGCGGGGTTGATGCTTGCAAGCAGCTGCTGCGCGGCCTCGTACTGCTGCCGCGTGCCGCTCGCGCCCTCCTTGGCCGCCGCGTCCGCCTGGGCGAGCACGGACTCGAGGAGCGACCCGGCCTTCCGCTTGGGCACGCCGGCATCGATCAGCGTGGCCATCGCCGCGGCCGCGTCGGTCGCCTTGATCTTGAGCGCGGCGAGCGCGGAGCCGTTGCGCTCGATGACGCTCAGCACTTCGTCCAGGCCAATCTTGCCCTGCGCGATTGCGGCGATCTCGACGAGCGCGTCGCGTGCAGCCCGCGCGTCGAGCCGGTAGGCATCCCCGATCGCGTCGAGGCCCTCGGCCACCCGATCGAGCGACTGGCCGCTCGCCTCGGCGATCTCGCTCACGGTCTTGAGATCATCGGCCAGGGCGCCTGGGTCGTGCTCGCCCATCTCCGCGAGCCGCGCGGCGACGCCGGCGAGCGCTTCCTGCGTCTGCCCCGACTCGATCGAGATCGCGCGCACCGCGTCCCGCACCTTGCCCAGGTCGCGCGCGGATTCGGGCGCGGCGGCCACGACGCGCCGCAGCGCGCCATCCACCTCGCCGGCCATCTTCACGGCCTCGACGCCGATCGCACCGATCGTCGCGGCGAGCGCGGCGAACGCGAGCGTGGGCGCGCCCTTCACGAACTCGGCCGCCTTCGCGAGGCGATCCTGGGCGTCATCAAAGCCCTGTTGAAAGCCCGTGGTGCGAGCCTCGAGCTCGACGAACGCGCGCCCGATCCGACCGCTCTCCGCCACTAGTCGGTCTCCGGCGGCCGCCGCGCCGCGGCACCCAGGCGCGCCGTGGCGAGGAGGGACTCGAGCGTGCGCTGGCGCGCCAGCACGCCGGCGTCTTCGCCCCACTCGACCGCGAGCGAGCCCAGGAAGAGCGACCAGCTGGGCCGCTGGCCGCTCTCGTGCTCGGTCGCTTCGTCGATGAGCGCGCGCACGACGTGCGCGCGGCCCAGCAGCTGCTGATGGGCGCGCACCAGGGCGAGGATGGCCACGGCGTCGAGCGCGCGGAGTTCGGCCGGGATCGCGGGCTCGAGTGCGCGCGCGCCCTCGGGCACGCCCGGGCCCGGGGTCGTCACGATCCAGCAGCAGAGCAGCTGCAGCTCGCTCACCGTCGCCGCGATCGTGGGCAGCTGTGCCGCGGTGGCGGCATCCAGCAACCCCGCGAGCAGCGCGGCATCGAAGCGCTGTTTGGCGGCGAGGGCGTAGCCGAGCTGGGCGTCGAGCGCGTGCAGGTAGAGCAGCGCCTCGAACGACTTGGGGTGCACCTGCCACGCGGTGCCATCTGCGCGCGGCCCGAGCGCCGTGACCGCGACGGGCGCGCCGCGGAGCGCGGCGAGCACGCGCGCATCATCCCGCGCGATCGATGCGTCCGAGCCGGGTGCGCGGCGCTCGAGGCGCGCCACGAATCGTGACAGCTGCGAGTAGCAGTAGATCCAGCCCCCGCGGCCGCCGTACGTGTTCTCAGCGCCGCCGGGCCAGTAGGCGGCGAGCTCCTCGGCCGACGCGGCGCCGCCCTGCGCGAGATCTTCGCGCAGTTCGACGCAGCGTCGCTTGAGGTCGGGGGTCGTCCAGGGGGCCGCGGCCACGTCGCCGGCGCGCCTACCAGACCCGCTTGATGAGGGCCGTCGCCTTGCCCGTGAGGCCGTAGGAGACGCCGGCCTGCTGCTTGAGCTGGTTCTTGCCCGACGGCCCGACCTTCGCATTCAGGAAGTCGAACTCGACGGTGCGGCCGTCCATGCGCACGCCGGTGACGCGCACGCACATCAGCTCGTGCTGACCGAGCGAGGAGCCCGCGACGGCGCCCTGCCAGGGATCCGCGGTCACGCCGGTGCCCGTCACGGACTCGGTCATGCCCATGGTCAGCTGCAGGTTCTCGATCGAGAAGCCGAGCAGCGCCATGTCGAACGAGATCTCGCCCTTGTCGAAGTAGTACCCGACCGGCAGACGCTGGTCGCCCGACATGATCGCGGTCATCGCGGCATCGCCGCCGAACTGGAAGCCGTTCGCATCGGTCTTGCCGGCGTACGTCTTCACGGCCTTCACGAAGCGCGCGCCGATCGACTGCGGGATCGCGAGCTTGCGCGAGAGCGGCATGGCGAGCGCTGGCGCGTTGTTGATGATGGCGAGCTCCATGCCGCCGTCGCCGACGATGAACGCGGGATCGCCGTTCGCGAAGTTGGCCGAGGAGGCCACCGTCGCCGTGGCGTCGCCAACGGCCACCGCGACGGTGGTCGTCGTGTCCGCCGGCGTGCCGATCAGGATGCGGTAGAAGTCGACCCGCGTGAGGTTGCGAAAGAGCTCGGTGTCGTTATTGGTCCGCGGCATGGGAGTCTCGTGGAGGGAGCGGGTTCAGGCGGGGATCAGCTGGCGAGCGCGCCGACGGGTCCGGTGGTGCTGAGCGCGAGCGAGTACGCCCACACGCCGTCGTTTTCGGAATCGGGGCCGTCCTCGAGCATCACGAAGGGCCGCAGGCCGGGGATCGCCCACCCGACCAGCGCGAGCCGGCACGCCTCCAGCAGCTGCTCCGCGCCCGTGCGGCCGCGGAAGTAGGTCGAGTTGGCGAGCAGGATCACGCGCCACTGCATCGTGCGGTCCTGCGTGATGACGTCCCAGCTCACCGGCTCGCCGTACTGTGAGCCCGCGTACTGCACGAGGAGCGCGCTCGCGCCGGCGAGCTGGTACCGGTCGACGTCGTCGGGCATCGGCTCGATCGCGGCCGGCTGCGCGTCGGCGGCCAGCAGTGCGGCGAGCCGCTCCGCGAGCCGCTCACGGATCGCCTCGTTCACGAGCTCGAGCGTGTCGACGTAGGCCGTCGTGGTCACAGGATCGCCTCGCCCATCGTCTCGGTCAGGATCGCGAGGATCTCGGCCTTGTCGCTCGCATTGATGCCGAGGAAGGGCCGCGCCGGCACGCGCCGCGCGCCGCGGTTCTGCATCTGCGCGGTGCCGCCGAGCTGCTGGAGCGGCGCGTACTTGACGTTGGTGCCCCAGCGCACGCGATCGGCGGTGGTGGGCACCTCATACGTGATCGAGTTGTAGAGGCGGCCCGAGACGCGGAGGATGTTCTGCGCGCCGCGCCGCACGCCGCGCCGTCCCTTGCCGCGGCCGCCGCGGCTCACGATGCGGCGCGTCGTCGCCAGGGCGAGCGGCTTCCACGGCCGTCCATCGGGACCGCGTTCCGCCTCGAAGCGCTCCTGCGTGCGCGTGACCATCGCGCCGCCGATCGCGGTGAGCGCGCGCCGACGGGTGAGGAGGAGGCGCGCCGACAGCGCCTTCATCCCCAGCTGCACCTCGGCGTCATGGACGCCCAGCGTGATCGCGACGCCAGCGCCGGGCATCAGAAGCGCTCGAGGCTCGAGGTCCCGAACAGCCGATCGGCCTGGTCCGTGAGGATCGGGCCCGTCGTGGCCGGCGCCGGCGCCTGGCCGGCCGCGTTGAGCGCGAGCGTGACCACACCCTTGCTCACATCGCGCAGCCACGCGGTGGCCTCGTCGTAGCGCTCCTTGGCGCTCGCGACGGTGGCCTGCGGCTTGAGGCGCGCGAGCTTGTAGATCGCGATGTCGCAGCAGCGATCGACCAGGACGAGCGGCACGGGTGCGGCGGGCACGACGTAGCGCGCCTGCAGGTAGCCGTCGATCTCCGCGCTCGCATCCGTGCACGCTTGGAGCAGCTTGGCGTCGTCGGCCAGCCTCCCCTGCGGGTCGGTGAGGGCGGCGAGCTGCCGCTCGTCGAAGCGAACGCGGAGATCCGCGGCCGTGGCGTAGGGCACGATCGCCGGGCGCTACGTGGCGCGGAGCACGAGCGGCGGCGCAGTCAGGCGGGCGAGCCGTCGCAGGGCCGAGCGATCACGGACGCGCTGGAGGCCCCGCGGGGCCGGCGGCGCGCGGTTTGGACCCGTGGGGCGGTCGTCGCGCTCGCGCGACCGCTTGCGCGAACGTCCGAACGTGATCCGCGGCGCCGCCTCGAAGGCGAAGCTCGCGATCGCGGCTGCAGTGATGGTCGCGGCCGAGAGGAGCGAGACGAAGACGAAGCCCTGCGTGGCCGGGGCGACGTGCGCCTGGCGCGGCGCCACCGGGGGGGCGCCCGCGGTCGGCGCGGCCGACGGCGCGGCGCTGGCGGGCGGGGGCGCCATCGCGGCGAGCGCGACGACGAGCCCCAGCAGCGCGAGGCGACAGCTGGACCGGATGCTCACTTGCCCTTGCCCTTCCCGCTCGAGGCGGGCGTGGGCGCCGGCGACGCGGACGCGTCGGGCGCGGAGGAGGCGGTGTCCGCCACGACCGGGGGTTCGGCCCCGGCCGTGACGGGGGCGTCGGGGGCCTTCACCTCCCCGGCGCCAGGGTCGGGCGCTGCGGCGCCCTTGATGCTGCCCACGACGCCGCTCGACGGGTCGTCGCCCTCCGGGCCGAGGACCTCGACCTGGAAGCCGGCGTCGCTCTGGATCGCCGCGAGCTCGTCGTCGGTGAACGTGCCCGGCGGATACGTCGCCTCCGCCGGGTGCTGGAAGCCCGCGAAGGCGATGCCATCGCGGTACGGGTGGGTGATCCGCACCCGACGCTGGACGAGCTGGTCCTCGCGCGCCATCAGCCGAGCTCCGGCACGACCAGGACCTTGGCCGTGTTCAGGAAGATGTTGCTGGCCCCGTTGGCGAGGTTGGCGGCCGCGATGATGTTGAGCGCGTTCGCCTCGTTCGACGGGCCGACGATGAGCGTGTCGGGCTGGACGCCGAGCTTGGTGCCGCCGTCGGCGGTCATGTTCCGCAGCGCCGTGCGCGCGATGTCGTAGTTCGCGGTCGACAGCGCGGACTTGCTGCCGTAGGCGAGCTGCCAGAGCCCGTAGCCGGCGTTCACGCGCGCGTCGACGCCGTACAGGAACTCCTTGCGGAAGAAGACCTGGTGGTCGCGCGGGTCGTCGAGCGCGGTGAACGCGTACTCGCGCCGCTTCTGGAACAGGAACGGCTTGATCGGCCCGCCCAGCTGGGCGAGGATCCACGGGTTGCCGGCGCCGCCGCCCGAGTTGGAGACGTTCTGTGCCACGCCGTTGACGTCCTTGACCGGGTGCGTGGTCGAGAAGAACGCCTGGCCATCGTAGGCGAGGCCCGTCGTGAACGCCGCCACCATGAGCGCAGCGAGCAGCTGGTCGGGATGCTTCGCGGCCGCGGCCGCGAGCTGCTGCGTCTGGATCTTCGCGCCCGCGAGGTTGTCGTCCTCGAGATCGTCGCGGGAGACCGAGACGGTGCCCTCGAAGGTCTTATTGAGGATCTGGTAGCTCGACTGGCCGAGCGCCTGGACGACGCGATCGCCGAGCCACTCGCGGATGATCGGGAAGGCGCCGAGCCACTCGTACGTGTTCGAGCGCGACGAGCTGGGGATTTCCGTGGCCGCCTGCGCCCACCAGGGCTTGGCGGTCTCGAACGCCGACTGGAACTCCGCCCGCAGGTTGGTGCGGAGCGCCAGCAGGGTATTGGTCGAGATCAGCATGGCTGTGGGAGTGGGAGGTTAGAACTCGACCCAGACGCCGCCCGCGTCCACGCCGCGGACGATGCCGGCCTGGGGGCGCGCGCCGGCGTTGTTGGTCTTGGCCACCGTCTGGTCGTCGACCACGTAGCACGGCTGGCCGAACTCGGTGAGCGCGATGAGGTCGGCCGCGGCGGAGTTGCCGAACTGGAAGACCCCGCGCTCGACCTCGATCGTCTTGGCGCCGTCGGCGCCGCCGGTGTTGTCCGCGTCGAGGACGTTCGACCGGCAGACGCCGACCGTGCGGTTCGCGACGGTGGCGGAGGCCGCCACGCCGTAGCCCGTCGCGTCGATCTGGACCATGCCGCCCTGGTAGGGCTTGGCGTTCGCCTTGAGCGGCACGGGGATCAGTTCCCCGCGCCGGCGCGGCGTCTGGCGCATTGCAGCGAGAGCAGCCATCGGGCCTTACTCCGTGCGAGAGGTGGAGGGGGCCGCGGCGTCGCGCTGCTTCTGCGCGAGCACCTTCGCGGGGTCCTGCCCGAGCAGCTCGGCGATCCGGCGCTCGTCGGCGTTGAGCGCCGTGACGTTGTCGCGCGCGGCCGCGTCGGCGCCGTCCTTGCCGGCGTCGGCGGCGCTGGCGCCGGCCGCGACGATCGTCGGCTGGGCGCCCACGAACTGCGCGAACCCCTCGGGGTTCTGCGTGCAGTAGGCGGTGGCCCACTCGCGCTGTCCCGGCGTGATCTTGCCGGCGGTGATCGCGGCCTCGACCTGGCGAGCCGCCTCGGCCTTCCGCGTCTCGAGCTTCATCGTGTTGAGCTCGGTGACGACCGCCGTGTGCACGGCGACGGGGACGTACTGCGCCGGGTCGGGCGCCTGGGCGCGCGCCTGCGCGGTGCGCGCGGCGTTGAGCACGGTCTCGGTCGACGCATCGGCCGCAAGGCCCAGCGCCGCCCGGAGCGCAGCAAGCTGCTCGGGAGTCATCGACGGATCGGATGAGGGGGAGAGGCGCGCGTCCTGGGCGGACAGCGCGGTGAGGCGGAGGTTCGGGCGGTTGGTCAGCCCGGCGCCGCGAAGGCACACGACTTCGCCTGGGAACGAGCCCGCGACGAAGTCGAAGACCGGCGAGAGGAAGCGGTACTCCTTGCTCGCGATCGCCTGCGCGCCGCGTGGCGTCCACTCGACGTCGCCGCAGAGGCAGCCGTCGCTGTCGATCTCGAGACCGGTGATCCAGCCCGCAGCCGGCGCCGTGTCGGCGTCCAGGAACGAGGCGTGATCGAAGTCGATCGGGATCTGGCCGCTCGTGGTGGCGGCCTTGGCCAGGGAGGCGGCGACGACGGCCGCGCCGTCGCGCACGATCCACGGCCCGCGGCCGTCGGCCCCGCCGAACGTGCCGGCGGGGAGGAGCTGCACGCGCGCTGGCGGCGTCCCGTCCGCGGCAGAAGCCGGGACCTGGGCGGCGTGACAGGCGAGCTGGAGCGGGCGAGCGACGGTGGCCAT